TGTAGAAAATAATATAGTAAAACCTAATCCTCCAAAGGGTGCAAAGGTATTGCTTGCAGTAGGAGATATGCTAGTATATAGTGGCTGTGAGTTCGAACATTGGCGAGAGCCTTTTGAGGGTGACATTTGCGGTCAAGTATTTCTACATTATAACCATGTGAATGGCCCATTTGCTGAAAAAAACAGATTTGATGGACGGCCTATGTTGGGTCTACCATCATTTGCTAAATAGTATTATAATGGAGTCATATGTTACAAAAATTAGGTTTTTTACCTGGATTCAATAAACAAGTCACATCTACTGGTGCTGAGTCTCAATGGACTGGTGGTCAGAATGTGCGTTTTAGATATGGTACACCTGAAAAAATAGGTGGTTGGAATCAGCTAGGTGTCAACAAACTAACAGGTTCAGCAAGAGGTCTACATCATTTTGTTAACTCAGCCTCTACAAAATTTGCAGCGATAGGAACTAACAGAATTTTATATGTATATTCAGGTGGTGTATTTTATGACATTCACCCTTTAGTAAATCCATCTGGTACGGCTATCACAAATTGTTTTAGTACCACTAATGGATCACCAATTGTTTCTATTACATTTTCAGGAACTCATACTTTTCAAGCAGGTGATATAATTTTATTTGGTAATGAGGCTTCTTTTTCAACTATAACTAATTCTAATTTTGGTGCATCTGATTTTGCAGATAAAAAATTTATGGTGACTAGTGTTGTTTCTGCTACAGAAATAACAATTACAATGCCATCAAACGAAACAGACAGTGGTGCAACTCTTTCTGGAGGAATTACTTTTTATCAATACTATCATGTAGGACCAGCAGAACAAGTTGGAGCTTATGGTTGGGGTATTGCTTTATGGGGTGGTAGTGTTTTAGGAACTGCAACCAGTACCTTAGATGGAGCTATAACAGGAACCACTGGAGGAAATAATAGTTCTTCTACAGAAATTACACTAACATCAGTGACTGGTTTTCCTACATCAGGTACTAACCATGTACAAATAGGCAGTGAAGAAATATCTTACACAGGAATTACCGGTACTAAATTAACCGGTATTGGAAGAGGAGCAAGAGGTACAACAGCTACTACTCACTTAAATGGTGCTACAGTTACTAATACGACGGCATGGACTGGTTGGGGCTCACCGGCAGCAAATACTGATTCAGTTACAGATCCTGGTTTATGGTCGTTAGATAATTTAGGTACAACTCTTATTGCTTTAATACATAACGGAGAATGTTTTTCATGGGACGGTGATGCATCTAATGCTACTTCACAAAGAGCTCAAATTATAACAGGTGCACCAACAGCATCTAGAGATATGTTAGTATCTACTCCCGATCGTCACTTAGTATTTTTTGGAACAGAAACAACAATTGGTAATAAAGCTACACAAGATGATATGTTTATAAGATTCTCGGACCAAGAAGATATTAATACATATATACCAACAGCAACTAATACTGCTGGTACACAAAGACTGGCCGCCGGATCACGGATCATGGGAGCTAAACTTGGTAGAAATGCTATATACATTTGGTCTGACACATCTTTATTTACTATGCGTTTTGTTGGTCAGCCTTTTACATTTGCTTTTGAACAAGTAGGAACTAACTGTGGATTGATAGGAATGAACGCAGCTGTAGAAGTTGATGGTGCTGCATATTGGATGTCAGAAAATGGTTTCTTTAGATATACAGGTAAACTAGAATCTATGGATTGTTTAGTAGAAGATTATGTTTACGATGATCTTAACACAACATCTAGTCAATTAATTTATGCAGGCATTAATAACTTGTTTGGAGAAATAACTTGGTTTTATCCAACGTCTACATCTAATGTTAATAACAGAGCTGTTACTTATAGTTATTTAGATTCAACAGCTAAACGACCAATATGGTTTACAAATGATAGTACTCTTTTTATAAGAAGTACATGGGAAGACTCAGCGGTATTTGGTTTACCACATGGAACTAAATACGATGCAGGTGATGATAACTCTTTTGATGTAGAAGGTAACACTGATGGAACTACAATATATTTTGAACACGAAACAGGAGTTAATCAAGTAGAATCAGGAGCAGTTACAACTGCAATACCAGCTAATATTACTTCTGGAGATTATGATATAACACAAAAAGTTATCAGAGGAGCTGCTACTAATTTAGCTGACCTTAGAGGAGACGGTGAAAATATTATGAGAGTTAGCAGAATTGTACCTGATTTTATTGCACAACAAGGTAATACAATTATACAATTAGATTTAAGAAATTATCCTAATAATGCATCAGCAAGTTCATCATTAGGGCCTTTTACAATTACATCTGCTACAACAAAAGTAGACACACGTGCAAGAGCTAGGTCTATTGCTCTTACGATATCTAATACTGCAGTAGATACTAGTTGGAAGTTAGGTACTTTTAGGTTAGATATACATGCTGGAGGAAGACGATAATGGCTATTACAAATTTACAACAAGCTAGACAAATGTTTAGACATGGTGGTGACACTATGGGTGGACCAAATGATAGATCTGTAAATACTGGTGGTTATTCAGGCGGAGGATCAGACGCAGGATTTGCAAACACAAGTCCATCTCGTGTAGGAGGCACTGGTGGTTTTACAGACGTTGTTAGAGGAACATTATCAGACCCTAGAGAAAAAGAAGATTTTGTAGGCGAAACAAGATTTGGTCCTACACAAAAATATACTGGAGCAAGTTCTTTATTTGGTGGTGCTAATAAATATGGTTACACGAACCAATATGTAGATCCTACTAAATCCAATTTTGGTGATCTTAAACCAGGCTATGGTGGAAGAATATTAGGTGGTCTTGCAAGTTTATTAACTGGTATACCATTTGTAGGTGGTGCTATTGGTAGTATGTATGACAAAGGCCAGGGATTATTTAGAAATAAATTTTATGATGACATGTCTCAATTTAATCAATTAACTTTAGGTGGTCAAATGCCTGAAGATTTTGAAGATGAAAAAATATCTTTAACAAGTTTTACAGAAGGTGATCCTTCAAACTTAAGCACTATGCTTAAAGCAGCATATAATAATTATTTACTAGATGCTCCTATGGGATCTCCATTATCATTTGAAGAATTTAGTAAGTTAATGTCTGATAGATCACAAACATACAATAATATTGTTAATGTAGGAGATATGTAATGGCAAAGATAGTACAAACATTAACTAGAGCTAGTGACGAATACGAAAGAGATGTAGCACAATCTTTAGTAAGAGATTTAGATGCTGTATTAGAAAAATTAAATAGTACGTTTCAAGAAGAATTAAAACAGGAGATAGAAGCTAGAAGTTTCTTTTTAGATTAATGGCAGTAGTAAACCAATATAAATTTGTAGGATTAAATGCTAATACAGATAACACAGAAAAAAATCCGTTTGGATCTGGTAATCCTTTAGTAAGTGAAACATATGTTATTAAATCTATTATAGTTAAATCTGCAGGAACTCCTACACCTACCGTTACAAATAATGGTATTGTTGTTATACAGGCAGCAGCATTAACAGCTAATGAAAGCAAAGAATTATTAACACAACCGTTGATAGTTGAGGGTGGTACAACCCTTACAATTAAAGCAGGTAGTGCAGATGCCTTTACATTTGGCGTAAGCTATCTAAATATTAAGAAAGAGGTAACAGCGTAATGGAAAATATACCAACAATAACACCAGAAAAAATAATAACTACTATTAAAAATAAGAAAACAGGAGAGATATACGAGACAGAAGAAGCTCTAAAATCTGCTAATATTCCTGAAGAAGATGTGCAAAGAGATGTAACAGTTATCATGCCACCTCTTGATTTAATAGGAAAAACAAAGTAAAGTGGCAAAACCATGGCAATAACAGATATATCAATTTCAGAAGAATTAGAAGCAGGCGCACCATCTATTAAATATAGAGGTAATGAAGGCCCTAAATCACCAGAACAAAATCAAAAGATGATGGTGGATGCTCTTTTAGAAGAAGAATATGAAAAATATATTTATGATTTATTAGAACAAAGACCAGATGCAACACCAATGTCTTTTGAAGAATTTAGAAGAATGGTTATGAGTGATCAAGCTAAAGGTCCTATATTCCCAAGTCCAGAAGATCCAGTTAATCCCTTTGGTCCTAAACCAGAAGGACCAATTTTACCTAACGTAAAGATGGCTGGTACAGACACACCTGATATAGAGATAGAAATGTTACAAGAATTATTAGAAGCGTTTAGAGAAAAATTTAAGCGTGATCCAATTAGTATAGATGAATTAAAAAGAGCTACTGATCAAATGCGTACAAAAGCAGCGTATGGTGGGATCATGGGAAGAGACGGAAGAAAACAATATGGTATAGGAAGTTTTATAAGAAAATTAATACCAAATGAATTAGCAAAAGTTGCTGAAGTTGCTGCACCAGTTGTTGCAGCAGTAGCACCACAATTTGCATTACCTGCAGCTTTAGCTGGAGGTTTAGGAAAATTTGATAGAACAGGAAAATTTGGAGACGCTCTTAAATCAGGAGCTATGACTTATGGAATAGGTGCATTGTCTCCTGGAGTTAGTAAGTTTGGAATTAATGAAATGGGAAAAGGAACATCAATGTTTAATACTCAACCATTTGGTGGAGATTATAATATTACTAATTTATCAGAAAGATTTTTTCCTAAAAAACCAACAGGACCAGTTAATGCTGAAGAC